CTCTGTGTTAGATAGTTGGCGTCCGATGTAGTTAATGTAGATGATTCTACAGGATAATAATTGCCTTTATAACCAACTCTACTAACAGATGGCATTAAATATTGATTATTATCAAACACATACTTAGTTCTCAAACCACCACGCCACGCAGCATAGCAGGGAGAGAACCAATGTAGATAGTGTGGTACCGTAACGGTGCAAGGAAAACCATTATTAACATCGAAACCTTGCGGGTCATACCCAGGCCAATACCCAATAGCCTTATCGAGCAAATCTGTCTGGACTATAGTATTCGCGGCTGGTGGACTAAACACCCACGTGCGATGATGTATATAACGACGCATCAAATCCCTGAGACTTTTAGGAGACTCACCAAAGAATACGTTCATTGTCTGATCGCTCTCCTCTGATGTCACAGCTATATCTTGAATTTCTTCAGGATCAACAGGAATATCAGTAGCACCCATGGTAGTACCAGCAGGTGCTTCATCTATAGTCCCAGATTGGGGAGTATATCCAGTACTTCTACGTTTGTATTCAGATAATGGCTTATCTTTCAACGAGAGTAAAGGACTGTATTCCTCCTTATTCTCAGGAATAGTTTGCAAAGGATCACCTTGTTCCGGAAACAACGAATAGAGGTTTAGTGTAGAATGGTTAGGTGAAGCAAACTTAATATCAGGCACACAAGACACATAAACATTAAATGATATGTCTGTATCAGCTGCCGGAGCTACCAAACTATTAACAACATCAACTTCTAATACCCCATTCCATTTATTACTGTAGGAAGTTGGCAATCGCGAAGTGCTATGGATACTAGAGGTACCAGGCAACATGATATCGGTTTGTAACCAAGGTTGAGCCTGACCCCATCCAATAACAACTTCAAAGTCATCCTCTTCAGCTAAATCTACAACACGCGAGTACACTGTATTGTACTCTACATTACTACCATGCGACCTAGGATCCCAACGCAAAAGAATTCTTCCCTTATGGAAATTACTCTTCACAGCTTGAAATCTAAATTTTATAGACCCTTGCCAATATTTAAAGGCTTGAGCTATATAACACATGGGAGTAGCGTGCAATTCAGAAC